TATCCTTTGCCGTTGGCTCTAGTGGCGTGGCCGGTGCTATGTGGGCTAGGCACGGCATGGGGTTTGAGGAAGTCATAATGGCTGGCATAACCCTGTCTGGCGACGACCAGAAATATGCCCAAGGATACCCAAACAAGTATAGCCAGCACGCAGGCTACGCTAGGGCAGACCAGATAGACAACTGGTTTCGGGTGCTCAAGCGCCACCAAGAGGAAGGCTTGACTATGGGAATCTACTCAATGTCCGGTAGAACCAAAGATTTGCTAGGAGCCCCAGAATGATTACGGTTGCTTGCGTGCTAAAGTCTGGCGGCAGATACAAGCCAGATGACGTGGCCAAGCTGAGTCGCAATGTAGCTCAAAAACTGAGCCTGCCCCATAACTTTGTATGCCTTTCTGACATCCCAGTACCGTGCGAACGTATTGCTTTGCAACATGACTGGTCTGGGTGGTGGTCAAAGATTGAGCTATTTAGGCCAGATGTACTACCGCCCAATACCATCTACCTTGACCTTGATACCGTTGTACTGGATGACTTTTCGGACATTGCCGAGTGCGGATACGACTTTGCCATGATGCAAAACCTAAAGCGTCCGCACATGGTTTCGTCTGCCCTTATGTGGTTCTATCATAAAGCCCCTGTTGAAGTCTATAAAAGATTTGTGGTAAACCCAGATTATTGGGTAAAATATCACCAAGATAACAAGGACGGCCCATATTTGGGCGATCAGGCGTTTATCTGGGATGCGTTAGATAGAAACGTGCCGGTATTAGAAACCAAGAAATACGGAGTCTATTCATACCGCCTACACGTAAAAGACCGAGGCAAACCGCCTGACGGGTGTAGGATTGTTGATTTTGGTGGGCAATACAAACCAAACAACGTTGACGCCGAGTGGCTGCGTGCCATTCGAGGATAGGATAGATTATGGCTGCCGGTGATTCTGCTCTCTCAATATGTTCTGACGCCTTGCAAATGTTAGGCGCCAAGCCAATTTCGTCCTTCACAGAAGGAACCGATGAGGCAAATGTTGCCGATTCCCTGTACCAAGACATCAAAAAGCAAGCTCTCTTGGTTTACCCTTGGTCTTTTGTATACAAAAAGATTGCGTTAGCGCAATTGCTGACTGGGCCAACAACTGAGTATCGCTATGCCTATCAACTACCCGGCGACCGTATTGGCCCACCACGCTCCGTAACCACTAGCGCAACACCCGGTTCCGGAACTATCCGTAACTACCGGATATTTGGCGACCAGCTTTTAACTAACGAAACAACGATATACATAGACTATCCCTATGACGTACAAGAGTACGAGATGCCCGTGTACTTTATTCAGCTTATGAAGTACATGATGGCTTGGCATCTGTCTTTGCCCATTACAGACCAGATGGACAAGACGCAATACTGGCAAGGCGTGGCTATTGGTGCGCCATCAGAAAATGGTCGTGGTGGATATATGCGTACCGCCACCACTATTGATGGCCAAGGTCAGCCAATTTCTGTTATTGAAGATTACAGCTTAATTGACGTGAGAAACTGATGGCACGTTTTACGTCAATCCAAACTAACTTTTCGACCGGGGAATTAGACCCCCTGTTGAGGGCTAGGGTTGACCTTGCGGCTTATGGAAATGCCTTAGAGGAAGCTACTAATGTAGTGGTTCAGCCACAGGGCGGAATCCGTCGCAGGCCCGGAACAAAGTATATTATGAGTCTGCCGAACAGTAGCTCTGAATCGGCTGGCAATGGCGTGCGCCTAGTGCCGTTTGAGTTCTCGACCAGCGACTCATATATGTTGTGTTTTACCCACAACCGTATGCACGTCTTTAAGAACAATGCTCAGGTCTTAGACATCAATGGCGGCTCACTAGACTATTTAGACACAAGTAGTGTTGGTTTAACAGGAGCTCGATTAGGAACAATTAACTGGACGCAATCTGCCGACACACTCATCGTTGTCCATCCAGATATCCAGCCAATAAAGATTGTGCGTGGCGCAACAGACGCAAGTTGGGCGGCATCTACAATTACCTTCAAAAATATCCCAAGATATGCATACACCGTAACGAATGACGCTGGCCGTGCTGTAACGCTAACCCCGTCTGCCGTGTCTGGCAAGGTAACCCTGACTGCAAGTGCTGCCGCTTTTCACAACGGGTTAACTGGAACGGCAACGGCTGGTGGAGCAAGCACAATTACTTTGCCTGCGGCGGCTATTGCGACAGATGACATTTATAACGGGTCAACGATAACCATTACCAGCGGAACTGGTGCTGGCCAAACAAGAATCATTAGCGATTATGTTGGCGCAACAAAGGTGGCAACTGTATCTGTGGCGTGGGCTACGCAACCAAACAACACTTCAGTATTTACAATTGCAGACCTGATTGGGCAATATGTCAACGCCGAGCCACAGGGTCGAGCAAAGATTGTTTCATTCACCAGCGCAACGGTGGTCAAGGCAATTACAGAGTTCCCATTTTTTAATACATCAGCAATTGCAGCATCCGATTGGTCTTTTGAGCTTGGGTATGAAGATGTATGGTCGAGCACTAGAGGCTGGCCGCTATCGGTTACTTTCCATGAGGGCCGGTTATATTTTGGCGGCTCAGATTCTAGGCCATCAACTATTTGGGGTTCTAGGGTTGGAGACTTCTTTAATTTTGAACCGGGCGAAGGCTTGGACGATGAGTCAGTAGAGGCAACGCTAGATACCAACACCTTTAACTCAATCGTAGATATTACTTCTGCCAGAGACTTGCAGGTGTTTACGACTGGCGGTGAGTTCTTCTGCCCGCAGCAAGGTCTTGAGCCAATTACGCCAACTTCATTCTTTATGAAGGGCGTTACTAGAAACGGTGCAAAAGTTGGAATTAGGGTGTTGCAATTAGAATCTAGCACGCTCTACATCCAGAGACAGGGTAAGTCGCTAGATGAGTTTTCTTACACCGACACTCAAGCAACTTATGTTTCTTCAAAAATATCCTTACTGTCTGGGCATTTATTAAAGTCGCCAACACGGATGTCATTACGCCGGTCTGTGGCAACAGATGAAAATGATTTGCTAATGATAGTCAATGGTGATGGCGGCAGCATGGCGGTGTTCTCTTTGCTGCGCTCGCAAAACGTTATTGCCCCATCTGAGTTTATTACTTCTGGTGAGTTTATTGATGTTGGCGTTGACTTGACAACAATTTATACGGTTGTCAAAAGAACGGTCAACTCATCAACTGTTTATTATGTGGAAATCTTTGACAACAATTTTCAGACTGATTGCGGCGTATCTGGTGGTGCTGCCGCTTCCGCTAGCTTATCTCATCTGGTTGGCAAAACAGTTGACATAATACTTGATGGTTCTGTTCAGGCTCAACAGACAGTTCCGGGCGGCGGAACGGTAACCTTTAATCGTTCATCTACAACATCGTATCAAGTCGGGATGGATTACAGCGTTCAAATTAAGACCATGCCAGCAGAACTAAAACTTCAGTCTGGCACACGCATTGGATTCCGCAAGCGAATTCTTGAAGTAAATCTGTTGGTTAAAGACACACAAGGTATGTCTGTCAATGGTATCGAGGTTCCGTTTAGGGCTCTTGGCGCTGGGATATTAGACGAGGCAATAACTCCGTTTACAGGAACAAAAACAGTAAGCGGAATACTTGGGTATACCCAAGACGGGCAAATCACGATTCAGCAAAACGACCCGCTGAAAATGGTTTTATTGGGTATGGAATATAAAGTTTCAGTATATCCGGGGACATGATATGGAATTTGTAGCGATAGCATCAACATTAGTTAGTGCCGCTGGTTCAATCCAAAGCGGAAAAGCGCAAAAGCAAATGTACAACTTGCAGGCTTTGCAAACCACGGCTCAGTCTGAGCGCAAGGCATTGCAATACGAATTGCAGGCAAACGAGATATTGCAGCGCAAAAGACAGGCTAATGCAGCCATAGCTGCACGTTCGTTTGCTGGTGGCGTGGATGCGTTTAGCGGGTCGCCAGACATACTGCGTTCCGTTAATGATACTGTTGCTGGCCGTGAATTTATGTTTGCCCTAGATAATGCAAATGCTGCAATGTCTTTTGGGGACATTGAAGCTAATATGCTTCGGGCGGCTGGTAAGCAAGCGGAAAAAGCTGGCTACTTTGATGCTGCTGCAAAACTTGGAATGGCTGCTGCACAGGGTATGGGCGGCAAGCAAAGCCCAGCTCCGATTGAAACAAGGACAGTCTGATAATGGCAGAACTTCCACGCTATCAACGTGTTGGCAATATGCCAGCCGACATACCGCAGTTAAGTTTTGCCAACGTCAAAGAGGCAGCTAGGCTGTCATCTAGCATGGGGGCGGCGTTGGACAAGGTATCCGCTTTTGCGTTAGGTGCGGTCAAAGAACGTATCAACGAAGAAAACAAGATTCTCGGTATTCAAATGCGTGGTGAGCTTGAGCTGTTGGCCAACGAAAAGATGGCTGAGTTTAAGCAAAAGCTACAAAAAGGCGGGTATCAGAGCCACGAGGATATGCGGCAAGATGTGCTATCCTTGCAAGGCTTATGGAAGG